CTGAATGACGTTAATAGCAGAGTCCTGGACCTGCTCAATTAAGTTCGTGGTTGCGTCTTTTTCTTGTTGATTCATTATAAATTAAACAGTGTTTTAGCAATTCCGTTTTCTACACGGAGTATGTTATAACTTAGGCCTAAAACTCTAAGTTCTCTTTTAGCATTCTGATCTGGTAATATCCTGAGTTTTATATCCTGTTCTTTAATTAAACTAAAATTTCTTTGTCCCGTTGGATACCACCGTTCCGGTTCAAGTGCGAAACTATACGAATAGTATCTTCTAAATAATTGTGTTCTTGAATGGTGTATACCACTCTGTATTGCGCGTAAGTTTATGACATTACCTGTAACTTTATCTAAAATAACAGAATCATCTAATTGTATTTCAAGGTTTTGTAAATGTTCATAATTTACGTATTCACCGTTATACAATTGGTAATCTGAATCATAATCAAAATTAGTAACAAAATAAGGTGTCGCCGAGCTTGGAAGTTCCTTTCTAAGCGTTTGAATTATAAAAAATAACTCTTTTACAGGATTTTTAAATTTAAGTTTATGTTTAACATCAACTATAGAACTCGCACTTGAATCCTGTGGTATTATAGATTTACTCTCTTGTATCTGCGTGATTATATAATCCATTTTTTTACTTGATATCATCTGCTTTTCTTCTTCATCTAGAGAAACCATTTCAGTTGTTAATTTTAAACTTTTTATAAGTCCTTTTGTTTGTACGAAATCACCTAAATAAAAAATTGAATTACTGTTTGCGGGGTCCGTTGTATCGTACCCCCAAACACAATCTTTTAGATCTCTGAGTTTAATAACAATTTCTATTTCCTGACCTGTTATGGCACAAAGTGGTACAGCGAGTTCGGGGTTATTATAAAAATAAAATGGTATATCAACAAAATATTTAGTATCAGTAGTTGCTAAACCTAGATACCCTGCAATTTTAGCTTGTCTTACATTCGTACCTGAAAATTCTAAAGGTGGTTTACCAATAAGTTTCGCTAAGTTATGCTGTTTTGTTTGTGTAACGTAATTATCAGAATATATAGCTAGGAAATCACTTGGTATACGTTGAATAACCTGACCACCTATAAGAATTTCTACATACTCAATCATGGCGTGACCTATAGACTCGACATATCCTATACCTTCAATAGTACCTACTAAATTCTGTTGTATACTAGATAATTCAACTTTCATACTCACTGTCTTAAGAAGATCACCTTGGTTTTGTGGTATGGTACACCGAATAGTGTTTCCAAATTCTACTTCACCTTCAACATCTAAATCAACAAAGAATGGTGCAAAGTTTGTATGTTTTTGGAAATTCTTTATGAAATATGTATATTCGGGGTCGTCTGTAAAAAAAGCGTCCTGTGGACCAGATGTTTCTAATTGAACACGACCAGCCATTACTAGTATAACTGACTAAAATTTTAAACCCCCAAGACCGCTGCTTATACGTAAAACGTTATAGTTTACAGCGTATACGTAAACTTTGTGTCCAAAACTCGCGTCTGGTGAATCAAGTTCAATATCTATCAAATTATGTGCTATTCTACTCATGTTAACTTGACCAGTAGGGTAATACGTTTCCGGTTTCAAAGAAAAACTATAGACACCAAAATTATTACTTGTTACCCCCGTATAATACTTTAATGGTTGTTCGTAACTGAGCATTAAATTATCTGCATCTATGATTATGTTATTGTTAAATTTCATGGTAACTTGTTTTATCGGTTCATATTTGTATACGTCATCACTGACAGCTATAAAAAACATTTCTTTGACAGGGTTTTTAAAGTTAAGCATACCAGATTTTTTAGATTCACCTGGTTTAAACTTAAATTGTGACAATTGGAGTTGAGTTATAACGTATTCTACAGGGCGTGTAAGTAAGAAATTCTTTTCGTGTTCTGTAATAAAAAAGAAATCTGTTACAAGTGAAACCTTTTTAATAGAAGACAAAACACTCGACGGTGGATCAGATACACCACCACCTGTTCTCGTGTATGACAATGTGACGTCTTCAACTTTTTTAAACTTTATACGTATTTCTACCAGTTGTTTTGTTAAGGCACATACAGGTATAGCTAAACTTGGATTTCTAAAGAAATAAAAGGGTAAGAATACACTATAATCCCAATCGTACGCTACGTCTATGTAATTACCATGTCCAGTTAAGAAGTAGAGTGTTTGATCAATATCATCTTTATTACTGTGTATCTGATCATACATGTAAATGTAATCACCCGTTATTCTCTCTATAGTTTGTCCACCAATAACGAGATCGGCATGGTCTATTATATGCGCACCTATAGATTCACGGTACCGAAGCGTTTTCACATTTATCTGACCACCCATATCAGAGTGATTGTGACAGTAATAGTATAAAGTTGATGGTGCACCCACCGGTACGACGAATGTAACAGTGCCATTGTCTGTTCCATCACCAGTCACACCAGTATCATACACAGAACCACCATTACGGGTTCCATTAATCGTTTCAGATAGGTAGAAAGGGTGACTAGATGCGTTCACATTAAAAGTATAAGTTGAGCCTTCATACAGTGTAAGTGTTGCCTGTTGAACACCGTCTATAAAGTATTTATTTCCAGAACCAGTTACAGATTGAAATGTTACATTAAATGATTTATCAGGTGTTGTTGGTTTAGGTAAAGTAAATTTAAGCATTGTACTTCGGATAAGGTCACCCTTGTTTTTGGGTATACGGCATTCTACCGATGCATCATAATCAATATCACCATCAAAGGGTGTTTCGATAGATTCAATTGAAAATTTAGTATGTCTCCTAAAATTCATCAGGAAATACGAAAACTCGGGTTCCCCAGTAAGCCATTGGTCCTGGATACCCGTGATAGCAAGGTTTAATCGACCAGCCATTCTTACTTTACGTGAGTAAAATTTTATGAAATAAAACGACACGATATTATAGATGAATCTTCAGTTGAGAAAATTTAAACCTGAAAGAATGGCAGACGATAAAGTATGTGTTTTTATAGGTAAACGTAATACGGGTAAATCAACCCTTGTTACTGATATTCTGTATCATAAAAAACATTTACCAGCGGGTATCGTTTTATCAGCAACAGAAGAAGGTAATCATTATTATCAACAGTATATACCAGATTTATTCATATACGGTGATTACGATAGAGAAGCTATTGAACGTGTAATGGATAGACAAAAAAGATTAGTTGGTGCAGGTAAAAAAAATTGTGGGGCCTTTCTTCTTTTAGATGACTGTATGTATGATTCTAAGTTTATGAAAGATACATGTATTCGTCAATGCTTTATGAATGGACGACATTGGAAGATATTTTTCATGTTAACAATGCAATACTGTATGGATTTACCACCTGCACTCAGGGCAAATATAGATTACATTTTCATTTTACGTGAAAATATTATTCAAAATAGGGAAAAATTGTTTAAAAACTTTTTTGGTATT